GGTTTCCTAGTGTGAAGGATGAAGCTGGAGAGCTGAATTTGGTTGACGTAGTGTTGGTTGATTTTGTAGCAAGCACCATACCTGCTGCCGTAGATGTCAGAAAATTTATACCAAATATTAAACAATTTACTAACTTTGTATCAGAAAGGGAAGTCATGGCAAACATTCTACCGTCCCACAGAAATGATAGGTCCGTTTTGAGTGTGCGTATAGGAGCTAGAGCTCCGGTCTCAATCCGTAGGTATGTAAATGGATGGGACAAAGCCACTCTTTTTAGTATGGTGAGAAACAAATTTAGTGGCGAAAAGACTGTGATGGGTGATTGTGGAAGACCTTATATTTTGCGAGATCCCACGTGTCAAGTGCCTCTAGTCGCAATTCATAGTGCTCTACTTACTGGAGGAGAAGGGGGAGCCACGCCCCTCATATTAGAGGAACTAAAACAAGTGGAGGAGATTATGGATAGATTGATAGAATTTCCAGCTAAACCGTTGACTGATGAGATAGTAGAGTTTCAAGTTGAAGGATCACCATCTGAGCACTGGAAGTGTGAAGTGCAAAATTTTGGAAAAACAACGCTTAGAGGTGAATCTTTGTCTACATTTAATCCCAATCAATCTGCCATTAGGAGGTGGCTGCAACATAATGAATGGTGTGATGATAATTTAGTTAGTAGAAAAGGAATCATGGAGGGAGTACCTCTATTGGTGAAAAATGCGCAAAAGGGTGACGTAGGTCGAAAGGGCATATCATTTGGACATTTTCGTAAGTGTGTTACCTTCTTTTCGGATAAATTTAAACATTGTAAGGCGAGCGTTTTTAGTGATGATGAAGCAATTAATGGACGATTTCCCATGACACCTTTGAACATGAAAACTAGTTGTGGTTATATTGCGAAATATTTCCATAACGGTAAGAGTGAGTTATTCGATAGAGATTCAGAAGAAGGGGAACCAGCGCATTATGTTTTGAGCTACATAGCTCGGAATAAAATATTACCAGTTTATGGAGTTAGTTTTTATGAGCGGTTGGAAGATGTCGAGCAAAAGTTGCGACTTGGTGTCGTGCCATTTATGTTGTGGGTAGCAAAACTTAAAGATGAAGTACGCCCGCGTGAAAAAGTCGAGAAGGGTAAAACCCGTGTTTTTGAAATGCCACCACTGGAACACACCATATTATGCAGGAAGTATTTTGGAGACTTTATAAACTGGATGAAAGAACAGGATCCGTTTGTTTCACATTGCGGGGTTGGTCGTGATAAGGTGTCTGTTTGGGCATATTATTATGAGCAGTTGAGTAGTACAGGAGGAATGGGATTTGATATAGACTACTCCAGTTTTGATGGTTCTAATACAGGATTGATGTTCAGTTTTTTTCCAACAAGTGACAGACGCTTTCTACCGAAGTGAAGATGACGATGAAGTGCGGGCGCGACATGGATTACTTGAATGTATAAAGCGGGCATATTTAATTGTGGGTGATGACTTAGTGAGAACAGAACAAGGCAATAAGTCTGGATGTGCGATGACTGATGTTCTCAATTCAGTCAATAATGTGTTTGTGCTATTGTTAGCGTATTTGCATGGTAGAATGCGCGCAGGATTTTCAGGTGATTTCCGTGATTTTGACAGAGATATTAGGATGATAACCTATGGAGATGATGTAATTGTAGGTGCAGATTTAAATACCCTACATTACTTTAACAGATTAACAGTGAAAGAAGTAGCAGATCATATTGGGTTGAAAGTTACTAGTGCGAGTAAGAGTGGTGAGTTTGTAGCTTATGAAAGCTTGAAAGATCTTACTTTTCTTAAGAGTGGTTTTGAAAATAGAGATGGGTGTGTCTTTCCCATCTATGGAGACTCTGTTATACACAAGCAATTGTGTTGGACCCGTAAGGACAATTTGAACGATACACGTGTGCAGCGTGATATCGTGCAAGGGGCACTTGAATTTGCTGCACATCGAGGAGTGGCCAGTCTTCGTACATTAGAGAGACAATTGAGGGAATGTGGGCGTAAAGATACGCTTGATTATGCTTTGTTTCTTGGTGAGACGAAGAGGAAGCAAGAGGAATGTTTGAGTTATGTTTCTTGCTCTTCAGACAATGAAGAATATATAGAATAGTATTTTTGTATTATTTGTTTATCTTTTGATGTTAGTAGATAGTTTTTATACGCTATGGCGCCCGGCTTTGGATCGGTAAAAGAACTTTTGTATTATAATCAAGCCAATTCTAAGCAAAATGAGAATCTGTTTCCCGATGAGGATTAATTCGGTTTCTATGCCCACTGGTTTTGGAAGATGCATATTATGTTTTTGCCTTGTAGATCTTTATGATATTTATACTTTTTGACATAAAAAAAAAAAAAAAAAAACACGTTAACGGAAGTGACCACGTTTGAAA